AAAGTCCCTCCATACAAGCCAAACAGTTTGGATACAATCAATTCACGAATTGAGAGCAAACTTGCTGAATACAAGCAGACTGTTGATGGTCAATTCTCAACATTTTCAACTGAGTTTGGAAATAATCTGAGATATGCCACAGAGGGCTTAAACAATAAGCTTGCAACTCAGGAACAGGCACTTACAACCAAAATCGAAGAGCAAGCACAATCAACAGATGCGAAGCTATCAGCTCAAGCAGATGAGACAAACAAGAAATTATCCAGTCAAAATTCTGTCCTCAATGACAAATTGGACGATTTCAAGGATAGCATAAACGGCCGCTTTGCGAATTATCAGCAAACAGTCAATGGGCAAGTTGCAACGATCATCAGCCAATTCGATGGGGTTCTAAAGAAAACAGACATCAACATCACAGATGGTCAGATCTCATTTGGTACAGGTAAGAGCATCAATGGAAGAACTATCAGTTCCTTGCTAGTACAAGAGCCAGAAGCTATTGCTTTGATCGCTCAATTGATCAAAGTGAAGGGGGACATGGTAGTTGATGGCTCAATCACAAGCAGGCATCTGGCATCTCAGAGCGTCCGAACAGGTCACATGGAATCTGGATCAGTCACTACTCAGATTTTGGCTAGTAACGCTGTTACAGCTGATAAATTACTTGTAGATTATGCATTGATTCAGAAATTAGTAACAAATCAGGCTTTCGTTAGAGAGTTGATTTCTCAAAGAGCATTCATCACAGAACTTAATTCCATCAAGATTGCTGCTGAAAGAATTCAAGGTGGACGATTGAGTGCCAACAACGGGGCTACAGTATTTGACTTAGATAACGGGACTATCAATCTATTTTCAAATACTGGCACAATTCGAAGAATCGATGATACAAGCTCCTCACAATTTATCAAATTTAACCAAGTTGGTCTTATTGGTGAGTATCTAAGAGACAATAAGGCTGCCAGAATCGTCATAGGAACAAATCAAGACAAAACTGAAAATACAGAAAATGGAACATTTGCTGGGATGCGCTTGTGGTCAGGAGCGAAGAATGATGTAAAAGAATCTTTGTACGAACTTGTTGGTGATCGAATCATATTCTATGCAAATGGTCAGTATAGAAGTCCTTGGATTATTCACAATAATACTAAAGATGGAAATAGCTATTTGATTCCAATGAATGAAAAAGGCGTTAAACATAATTTAGGGCGTGGCGATAAACATTTTAGCAAAGCTTATATAGATGATCTATTTATTGGGAAAGGATCACAAAATGTAGGAGGCTATCTATGGGATATCTTGACTTGTTTTGGTATTCTCGCTCGTTATGGTTGGGATCTAAAAAATGGAGCTGTTCAAAATCATATAAAATCAAATCTCATCAATAAATATGGCTTTAAATAGAAAGGAAATTAACATGAACGAAAATATTCTACTAGCTATGATTGCTGAATTAAACAAGCAATTAGGCGACAAAACACTCGGAGAGATTGAGTTTAAGGCTCGATGTACTTACCTACAAGAAAAACTAGATCAGCTCACACAAGAGCTAGAAATCTATCGCTCTGTCCTAGAATCTGACAAAGATTTGAAGGACCTATTTGAAGAAGTTAAGAATAAAAATGAGGTAAATGCTTAATGAATTATAAAGTACAGTTCAAATCCTATGATCCAGTAGCTAATGCCACAAAGGTTTCCATCAAGCAAGATTACCCTTACCGGGTATTTGAAGAATCCCTTCCAAATAACCGCATGGGAGATGAAGAGACAGCCCTTGTGGATGCTGTTCTAAATCTTGTCCGAATGGAACTAGACCCTTCTGGCGCTATCGTATCCCTCAAGAAAGAGCTTGATAAGTCTGTCGATGCCAATAAGGATGCTATTCAGAAAATTCAAGAACTCACTCAGGAAAACGAAAAGAAAGATGTCCTAATTCAAAATAACAAAGCACTTGCTGACTGGTCTGTCCTTGTAGCTGTGACCAATCAAGACAATCCACTGGATCCAACACTCTACAAGCGAGCGCTTGAGCTTGTAGAAGCTGCTCAAGTAGGTAAAACTTACAAACAACATGACATCTTCACCTTGATTGATCCAGACCACACTGAAAAATTCAGTGAAGGGAAACGTGTTCTTGTTCAAGTCAATTATGATTTCACATATAACGGGGAATCAATCAAAGACTTGAAAGGCCCACTTCTTCAAAATGGTAAGCTTGCAATCTATAATTGGGAAGTTCCCAAAGAAGAAAAACAAAACAAACCATCAGGAGACCTTGAAACCCAACCAGTAGCACAACCTGAATCATAAATTGAGAGGAGTGTGATTGATGTATCAAGAACCAGATGGAATCTTTGGAATTATCGAAGTAGTGCGTGACTTTTATGATCACGGAATTGATGAACACATGATTGTATTTCTCTTGATGGCCATTGTGGCTCTAGATATCGTTTTAGGTGTGGCTAGAGCATGGGCCTATCATGAGTTCTCAAGCAGAAAATGGAGGAAAGGGCTAGTAAGTCACACAGCTATGATTTTAATTACAGCCATTGGCTATCCATTCGCCCTATATATGAATCTTGGACCCGTAGTTGATGCCTTTATTGTCGCAATGATGGCAGCATACGGTTCAAGCATTCTTGCCAGTCTCTCAGCTTTAGGAGTTGAAATTCCTGGCCTAGATCGTCTTGTGAAACAAAATATTGATCATGAGAAATTTCAGTTAAAAGATGGCTTGGAAGAGCCTAGTAAATTAATCAAAAAAGGAGAAAAGAAAAATGAATCAAATCACTGATATTGTAGCAAGCAGCTCAATGAGTATTTTAGTAGTTATGGTTGGAATCATCGTTCAAGCGGTTAAAAAATACCTCTTGACTCGTGGTGGTAAGAAAGCCATTGAAGTGGCTGAAATCCTTGCAAAGAACGCTGTGAACGCTACTGAACAAGTAGCAGGGACATTGGACATCCACGGAAAGGATAAGATGGAGCATGCTAAAACTAGCTTGATTGAAGGGCTAGAAGCATATAACATCAATTTGACAAATGACCAATTAAACACATTCATTGAAGCCGCTGTGAAAAAAGCCAATGAACAATGGAAGAAATGAGGTTCAAAAATGGTAGCAACAAATGACATTTTAAGTTTTTCAGAATCTTTGGCCAATCAAGGTGTTGGAGCCGATGCAGATGGTGCGTACGGGACCCAATGTGTTGACTTACCAAATTCAATTTCTATCAACTTTTTCGGGAAAGCTCTCTGGGGAAATGCTATTGACCTACTTAATTCAGCCGCTGGGTTAGGGTATGAAGTAGTATATGATGCAGTAGGAGTCAACCCACGAGCAGGAGCCATCTTTGTCATGGATACAACTTATCTGTATGGCCATCCTTATGGTCACACAGGAATTGTGATTGAGGATAGTGATGGAGTCACTATAAGAACCATTGAACAGAATATTGATGGCAATGCTGATTCACTCTATGTTGGAGGTCCTGCACGATACAACACACGCAACTTTGATGGAATTGTTGGATGGTTCTATTTCCCAACTGATGACACATCTGTGGCATTTGAACAGCCAGAACCATCAGAACCATTGACAATTGAATCAAATGGATTCCATCCAGAAACAGGGACATTCACTGTTGAGGTGTCTGCTCTAAATGTACGAGCTGAAGCCGGTCTTGGAGCTGAAATTGTAGCTGTATATAGTGCAGGTCAAGAAATCAACTATGATGGATGGCTTGACAATGATGGCTATATTTGGATCTCGTACATTGGCGGTTCTGGAAATCGTAGATATGTGGCTGTTGGACAGTCAGAAAATGGACAACGCATCACAGACTTTGGATCTTTTAAATAAGAAATGACAGCCTTCCGAAAGGAGGGCTTTTTTTCTGTTATAACGGAAAAAATCAGAAATGTCTGTTATAACCTCAAACAATTATCAAAAAATCTTTTCCTATTAAATGACTTCCTTTTATATCTAAGATAAAAAAATAAAACTTGAACTTTCTTGAAAGCTATGCTAAACTAACAATGTGAGCAATGAACTTGTGGAGTTTTAGAAGTCAGTACCTAAAAC